GATTGAGATTCCGGCAAGAATTGATGAAGTGTCAAAACAACTTGTGATTGCTGATGTAGGAGCATTAGAAGTTGAAAAAGCAGCCAAGGAAGTGGCTCTGCAGAAAGTAGAAGATGAAATCTCCGGCGGTAACAGCAAATTGGAAGAGATTAACTCCAAGCGTGAAGAAATTATGAATCAGAAATTACATCTGTCAGAGATCCAGAATGCAGAGAATCAGAAGCTTATGGAAAATTCCAAAGTAGCAAGAGAGAAAGTAGCTGCTACTGAAAAGAACCTTGCAGACGTAAATCATAGAATTGCAGTGCTTTCTGATGAAATCAATGCGACACATAGCAGATACGAAGCACAGAAAACAAGAACAGAGCGGTTGTCTGCTGAGTGGAAAGCCGAAAAGATAAAAGCTTATCCGGTACTTACACCACTTGAACCTCTGACAGAAGTATAAATGATTTCAATGTACCGGAAATGGATGCGCAGATGATTTATTTAACAGTAACCGATGATAAGGAATTAAAAGTAGAAAGCGAGGATAAATAGAATGATTAAATTTGAAAACGGAGTTGGGGAAATTAAAGGAAGTGCCCCTACAATACTCTTTGAAACAACAGAGATCCTTAGATGTGTGCGTAAATCGCTCGAAGAAAGAATGTCGAAAGAAGATGCGGACAAGTGGATTGATAAGGTTGTTCGTCGGTCTGCAATGACAGAAAAGGAAGAAATCATTGATTCAATAAAAGGTGTTAAAGATGGACTTAAAAAGTTAAAAGAAAAGTTGGGTGACGAAAAAGAGAGTGAGAATAGTGATTCTCGTAAAGAGCAGGACGAAGAACCAATGCCGGATTTCCTCGGAATGCTTCTGGATGTGTTACTTGATGGTGATGGAAAAGATCAGGAGGGCTAAATATGAAGTTTGAAGTTGGAAAACTGTATAAGGTCACAAAAACTACCAGAAAAGGCAATACTGGATAATCTTATGGCATTTAACATAAAAAGCCTTTCTGACAACAAATTTGAAGCTCAGACAGAGTTTGTATTAACCTTGCATAAGATGGCTGAGAAGTACGACATCATGGATCAATGGAGATTATAGAGGCGGACCAACCTCGCCGCACTCCAAGACGGCTAAAAAATGGAAACAGTATTGCGCCGGCAGATTGGCGTCAAATTTGAGCAACTCTAAGGGTACGGATGCCAACAAGATATTCATTGCTAAAGCTGCTTACGGTATGGCAGAAACGAAAGCAGTAGAGCAGGAGCAGATCACCGGAGCTAGAAAGACGGTTGAACAGATAGCACAGGACATTGGAGCGGATCAGCTGGAAGATCAGGACGCGGATGAATCTTTATTTGATTTTTGA